TCATGGATTAACACACTCACTTGCTATTGTTAAAGAATATGATGAAAACGTACTTAATGATGAACGTACTATAATTAAATTTCATTGTCTTGAAAAAGACTCTAAAAAACAAAAAGTATAGATTTTTTAAACAAATACTAGTATAAATTGTATTATGAACAAATCAGTATTAATTATATCTGACACTCATATTCCATATCATCATAAAGATTTAATACCTTTTTTAAAAGATTTAAAACAGATTATTAAACCTGATAGAGTTATTCATATTGGTGATGAATTAGATAAACACGCTATGTCTTTTCATGATAGCGATCCAGATTTACCTAGTGCTGGAGATGAATTAAAAATTTCGTTACCTATTATAAAAGAATTAGAAACTATATTTCCTGTTGTAGACTTATTAGATTCTAATCATGGTAGTTTAATTTATAGAAGATCTTTAAAGTATGGAATACCTAAAGCTTATCTAAAACATTATAATGATTTTTTAAATGTAGGTAAAGGATGGCAATGGCATGATGACTTAACTATTAAAACTCCTACTGGCCCAGTATATTTTTGTCATGGTAAAGTTGCAGATGTTCTTAAACTTGCACAATCTATGGGCATGTCATGCGTACAAGGACACTACCACAGTTCATTTAATCTTAAATATTATGGAAATAGTTTAGGATTGTATTTTGGTCTACAAGTTGGATGTTTAATAGATAAAGACTCACTTGCCTTTAGATATAATAAAACTCAACGTGCTAGACCTTTAATTGGATGTGGTGTTATAATTGATGGATTACCTAAACTAATACCAATGGTACTTGATAAACATGGAAGATGGTGCGGAAAAATATATTCCTAGAGGAATTCGTAATAACAATCCTGGAAACATTAAAAAAAATGATGTCCAGTGGGAAGGTCTTGCGTCTGAAGACAAACAAACAGATGATGTATTCTTTGTATTTGAATCTCCTAAATGGGGAATAAGAGCTTTAACTAAAATATTATTAACTTATAAAACTAAATATGGTTTAAATAATATTTGGTCTATTATAAATAGATATGCGCCAGATCTAGAGAACGATACAGAAGCATATAGAAATTTTTTAGTTAATGAAACTGGGTATGGTATGCTTCAAACCATTGAGCATAGTATTGAAGGATATACACCCTTAGTCAAATCAATAATAAAAATGGAGAATGGAATACAACCTTATGATGACAATGTTATTTATGAGGGTATGTATTTAGCATTTAAATAATATGAAATCAGCAGCATGGCAACGTAAAGAAGGTAAAGATCCTAAAGGCGGTTTAAATCGTAAAGGTATTGCTTCATATAGAAGACAAAACCCAGGATCTAAATTAAGTATGGCAGTTACAACTAAACCATCTAAACTTAAAGCTGGATCTAAAGCAGCTAAACGAAGAAAATCATTTTGTGCTAGAATGTCAGGTATGAAAAAAAGATTAACTTCTGCTAAAACAGCTAAAGATCCTAATAGCAGAATTAACAAAGCTTTAAGAAAGTGGAATTGTTAATGTTACCTGCTTTAAATATAATTGCACCTTTAGCTAAAATACTTTTTAATACAGTAGACAAAGCTATCTTAGATAAAGATCAAGCTGAAAAACTAAAAGCACAATTAAATACACAATTATTACAATCAGGGACTGAAGAACTAAAAGCTGCTGCATCTATAGTAGAAGCTGAAGCTAAGTCTAATTGGTATGTAGCTGGATGGCGACCTACTTTAATGTATGTATTAATTTTTATATTAGTTTGGAATTATATTTTGGGCCCAATCTGTAAATTATTTCTTGGTACTATAATTACATTTGAATTGCCTGGGGATGTTTGGACTTTGTTGCAAATTGGTTTAGGCGGTTATGTAGTTGGTAGATCTGGTGAATCTATTGCTAGAACATTAGTTAACAAATAATGAAACAAAGATATGACGATTTGTTGGATAAACAATTTAAAGAAAAAGTTAAAGAGAAAACAAACCAAACTTTATTTAAAAATATTAGGAGTGTGGATACTTATAATCATGGTACTACTGGATACAAAATAAAAGAAGGTTCTAATAAAGATAAAGTTCTTGCGCATATTAAATTACCAGCTAAAGAAATTTAATAATCTCTTTCTAAAATCATCTCTAAGTAATGTATAGCTTTTAGTATGTCTTCTTTGCCATTCTTATTTTGATGGCGACATATATATTTAATAGCATTGCCTTCTGCAAATAATAATTTATTATCATTAATAAACTTAGCTGGTTGTATAGACATGTCTTGGTAATGACTACCACCTATTTGTTTATTTAATGACTTATTAAAAAATTTAGGATTTGTCATTTATTAACTTTATAATAATTCTATTATTATTGCTAGTTCTAAACAAAACGTCATACTGTTCTTGAGTAAATTCATAATGACTTAATAATATTAAGTTTTTAATTTTATCTCTTATATATTCTGGTTCAAAACCTGCTAAATCTGCTATCATACAAAAGTCTTCAGACATGGTAGTTAACCATTGGATAGCTTCATGTTTATGTTTAAGGTATTTTTTGTCTAACCCTTTATAGTTAGCATCTTCAATTGCTTGAATGATAACAGCGCAAAATAATTTTTTTTCTTTATTTGGCTTTGTTATCGGAGATTGTAGCGTCTTCACAAATGACTTCATAAGTAGTTCTATATTTGCCACTTGGATCAGATCGCCACTCTAAATCTGATGTATTAAGTTGTTTAAATTTACTTCTTGCTTCGTTTTCATTTTTAGCTTCTATTTTAACAGTTCCACACATACTTCTGTAATGTTTAAAATAATAAATCATATTTTATTGTTACGTCTACTAGCTTCTAAAGTTCTCCATACATCTATGATTAATTGTTCTTTTGCTCTTTTATTCTCTATTATACCAACTTTTTCATATAATGCTGCTTTCTCATTTATATGTTGTTGATAAATATCTGAAGCATAAAATCTATGTTCTTTTAAAGCTATTGAATTATCAGAATTATTACTAATAATGTGTAAAGCTTTATCACGTTTAGATTTATCTTTTAAATATTCTAAACCTGAGGATAACTTAGCATGATCTTCATCTGTTTCAGATATATAAGTAAGTGCTTCTTCAAGTCTTTTTTCTGTTATCATTGTTTTCCTTTCTATAGTTTAGTTCTAATTTGGTAACATTCCAAAATTTAAGTTTAATACATTGATATATTTCTTTTTTCATTGCTTCAATTTCTTCTTTGTTACAATGTGTGTTCCAAGTTAATATACAATTATAATTATTCACCAAAGCTTTCCTCTCTTGGTACAAAAGGTAAATCTACTAGTTTGTATGGTTTACCAAACTTTGATGCAAACTCTCTATCACCAGGTTTGTATTTAGATAATTCTTGTGCTGTCATTGTCATAACATCATCGTTGTATCTTAATTCAATACCACCTTCTTTGATTGCAGCTCTATGTTCGTAATCTCTAATAGATGCGTATTTGCCTTGCCATAATTTTTTAACAATTTTAACTAACATTCTTTCCTCATTGTTTGATACCTCCTAGAAGGGGGACTCTAGGAGGCATATTAAGTTTAATTTAAAAAGGTATTTCTTCTGAAACACCTAGTTCAGCAGATAAAATCTTTCGAGCAAGTTTATCTACTTCTGTAAATACAGAGTCGTATTCATTAACTCCTTTATGTGGCAATACAGAAGATAACAAATTAGACATAGTTAGTCTGTATTTTTCTTTCCATTGATCAGTTAGATTCTGACCATTAGAAACTTTAGCTGCAGGTGCAGGTGTTGTTGTAGATTGTGGTTTGCTTTCTTGAGCATTACTCCAATCTATTGGTTCAATCTTTATACATGATTGATTGTTAGAACCAGCTTTTTTAATTCTATAGCCAGTTACTTTTACCCTGTCACCTTTATTCATTTGTCTGCAATTTTGAGGTACAAATAATTTTCTATCTGTTTGGTCATCCAATTTGACAGATAACCAATATTTGACTGGATTCTCATCATCATGAATGTCTTTTAACCCCTGTATCGTAGCTTCGTACGATTCAACATTTTCACTCATTGTTCTCCTTTTGTTTATTTTGTTTATTATATGTTTTATATTTTCCATACTTTATTCCAAATATTCATAGCAAATTCTTTAGCTGATGTCATTCCTTTTCCCCAACGGAAGTTATCCATTGTTAATGGAAACATTTTAACAACATCTTCTTTAGATTTAGCTATAGAGCAAATATGTTCTATGGAATGAAATACTTGCACCAAATCTATACTTGGAATTCTATCTACCATGTCAATGGCTTCTTGGTCTTTTGCAGACGTATACAATAACATTGTTGGTTTGTTATACATCTTTTTATATAAATACTGTTGTCTTACATCGCTATCTTTTGGATACCAATTAGCATCTAATTTGCCAGACTTTAATCGTTTAAGATAAGCTGTTGCTTTAGTATCTATAATTACATCTTCAAACTCAAAGTCTGTAATACACTTAATAGGATACTTTAATGTATCTATATTAATGATTTTTTCATTTTGATATGAAACAACTTTACCAAATTCTTTTAATGCATTTGTAAATCGTACAGCAATTTCTTGACACCAATGCAATTCATCACATTCTATTTCTTCTGCATTTGTTTTA